CTGAGTTAATGGAGTTTGAGCTTGCTTTAGCGCAAGAGCAGCTTGAAGTTGCTCCGGCATAAACTGAGTCTGATATTGAGCTTGTTGCGCTTGTTGCTGTTGAGCGATCAGCTGTGCTTTTAAAGCTTCTGGCAAAGTTTTTAACTTATCTTGCATAGCTTGGTTAGATAATGTATTTGACTTAAGCTGTGAGCCTTGCAACGCCCCTTGCATAATCGGGCTACCTGGTATTACACGCATAATATACCCCTATAGTAAACCGCCAGTAATACCACCCAATAATCCACCTGCTGACTGAGCATTCTGCATCTGAGACATCATTTGCATCATAGCTTGTTGCTGAGCATTTTGAGCATCTAAACCAGCAGCTGTTGAACCCGCTTGTAGCCCCATTCCAGCAAGACCTTGAGCTCCTTGCAGTCCTGTATCGTACTGACCTAAAGCTTGGTTCATATAAGTATCATAATCTTGAGAAGCTAAACCGCTAATCTGACCCGCTAAAGCCTGTTGAACCGCTGGTGAACCAGCTTGCCCACTAGCTGCACCAGCCTGCATAGCTCCCTGTGTTGCTTGATCAACGTTATATTGATATCCAGGAGATGCCTGGAAACCTTGTCCAATTTGGCTCATCATTGCAGTTGGATCTTGCATCAACTGAGAATATTGCTGAGATAGCGGGTCTAACTGTGCCTGACCTTCTTGTGAATAAGGATCAAGATAACCACCGACCATTCCAGGAACTTGACCTAAGGTTTGCTGTGACGGCTGACCTAAATTACCCATACCCATTGCATTCATAAAAGCATCATACCAAGCCATCTTACTTCCCCTTTAATAGTTTCACGTAGAACATTAGACTGTTACAATTTATATAAACGTTCCATTCAAATTTATTTTAATAACATTGTTAGTACTATCTACTATCAAGCAATTCTTAGTGCTATTAGCATCTAAATTATTAATCTGATCTTCAGTTAAATCTGGTACAAAATATCCAGAACCACTTAAATAGTGTGTCAGTTCAGGGTTATTATGAGAGAAAAATATATTCAAGGTGTTGCTCTCTGTATGAAATTTTTCAATTGGAATAGTAGACCAATTAGGCGCGCTCATCGTCGTACCTCCGCCGTACCGTTAGTAATAACAAACCTATCATCGGACCAAAACCTAAACTGAGGGGTGAAATCATTTGACCTACCTAGGCGCCAATATCTAAGTTGATTCTTTCTATTTCCTTTAGCTTTTAAACTACGTGTCTCAACATTATTGAAACTGTAACCGCCATCCCTAGAAACAGATAAATCAACTCTGGTCGGTAAATCATCAATACCCTGCTCTAATTGTAACTTTATATTATTAACAATAAACTGATCATCATTCGCAACACGCATAGATGGGCATATTCTAATCCTAGGTATTGTATGATCATCATAAGTTGTAATATTAGTACTGGTTAAGTATACATTGCTATCTATATTGCTAATAAAATATAGATTATTTTTGAATAACTTAACATCTTTTGCAATATGATAGTTTAGGCAGTTATCAGTTAGATTGAAGAACATTTTAGTATTAAAGTCATACGCAAAACTAAAATTATCATCAGGGAAAGTGAGCTGATAAAACACATGCCCATCTTCTTCAAAAATAAATCCAAAAGCATTATCAGGATTAGTTAAACCGCTTAAAATAAAGTCTAAACCATCGACCGAGATAGATTCTGGCTTGCCGCCCTCGGTAGCTACTATTTTTGCTGATGAGTTATCGTTTTTTGATAACCAAACTAACAGACCAAATCCCTCAGCTATAGTGCTTCTATTTACACAACCGTAATCAATCGCTATTGAATTATCACGAGCATAAGGAAAATCAGCACGTCCTTGGTCATACCATAACTCAGAAACCTTTTCACCGATAATCCACATTTGACGGTCAAGTCTAACTGCAGCTACAATTGTATCAGCTTGAGTCTGCATGGAGTTTCTCAATAGAGGATCCCATGTTAAAGCATCATTAGACCCCGATAGGTGCCAATTGCTATCATCTCCGGTAAGTATCAAATAAGTATCTTGATAGGTTATATAAAGCGGTCTAAAATCAAGCACTGGGGTATTTAGAGTGAAATTATTATAATTGTAAACATATAGTAATTGACCATCGACTATGCCAATCTCACCATTTTGATTTTCTGAAATAAATACTGCCCCAATTTGTGTGCCTAAAATTCCCACCACACTTGTAGTCAACTGTGGAGTAATTCTTATAATATTTCTTCCAAAAACACCGTACATAGCATTATCAATTGTAGAAACAAAAAGGCCTCTAGCCTCTCCATCTAAATGATCTATTGCTACTTCGTAACCAGGGAAGGGCACTAAACTAGGAGATTCGATGTCTACGCCGCTCACCATCATATTATAAGTGGCTTCCACGGACATCTTAGGATAGCGAGCAAATTTAGTGCCCCCCACAACTCCAATAGGTGTCGTAAATTTCTGACCCCTTTTGATTTCCTGCATCTGTTTCATGGGGTTGTCCACCCCTTACCAAGATTTGCTTGGCCGTAGGGATCAACCACTTTGGCTGGAAACATTGTGTTTTTTTCAATCGAAAGATCAAGACCAGCTAAATCAGCAATATCTCGTCTTAAAGAGGCGAGAGTTCCCATGTTCTGGGGAGAAAAATCATAATCAAAAAAGTTACATAATCTATGAGCTAACTCGTACTTTAAGAAACTAATAAAGAATCTTTCTAAGTTAGATAAATCTTGGGATGGATCAGTTACTTCAGTTAGAGCAAACTTACCTGTTATCTTCATGAGATAATCTTCTTGAGGCAAGAAGTACAAATAAAGATTCATTCCACCTAATGCGCGCTCAGCATAATAATGAAAAGGAAGAGAGGTAATATCATCAACGCGAGAACCACCGAAATAGCTTTTACGGAAGTCACGTACCATATGGTAACGAACATTATCAATATTAAAAGTTAATGCCTCGATTTCTATAAGTCCAGGGATTGTATATTCTTCTTGATCCGGGACCGCATTAAATTCTGTATGTGTATAATAATTTATTAGTGTTGCGTCAATCGAAGTTTCCGCAAGAATATCATTAAGCAGCTCAAGCCCATCCGCAGTATCAGTCTCTGTAACATCTTCCAGAGACCGAGACCGTAACCCGCTTAGATAATAAGCGTTAGAAATGAGCTGAGCTGCATTCATGATTTACCTATCCCTTAAGCTGCTTTTTTTTCAGCGGCTCTAGCTTTAGCAATTATCTCTTTAGCTGCTTTAGCTTTAGAATCACGAATTGTATCGTAATTACCGTAAGCGGCAGTTAATTGAGTAATAGCTGTGCTAAGAGGATATACAAGACGCATTGAATACTCATCCACAAGCGTTTTACCCCAGATAATGTCATTAACAAAACCGTGAGTGTTGGCGCCAAATTGTGAACCGTAGTATGAGCGCATAGAAGCACCACTGTCTGGATCCATACTATTAGCTGTTGGGTATGGAATTTCTTCAGGAAGAACAGGCATACCTAAGTATAGTGGGTTACCAGAACAAATGAAGCCAGCTCTATGATCAGGAGCAGTACGCGCATTCAAAACACCCAGTAAAGGTGTAATGTCTTGGCTAACGTTTGCATTTGCATTAGTAATATCAGATATCAATGCAGGGAATACAGTAACAATAACCACACCAGCACCATCAGAAGAAGCATCAGCAGTAACTCTTGCTTGAACTAGTTGAGCACAAGGAACGTGACCAGTAAAAGTCAAGAATCTAATACCTGTACTATTAGTTGCACCTGGGAAGTCGAATGTAAGAATATCATTCTCTGCCAGAGCAATTGGCTCATTAATAGATGCACCACCAAAGGTTAGGATTGTACCAGTAACATCAATAGCAGTTAGAGTTAGTTCTTCTTGAAGATTACCAACAGTACCCGCAGTATGAACTGGAAGTAAGTTAGAAGTATAGAAGTTAGAACCACTAAAGCGCCCTAATTCCCATGAGTTTGCACTTGCATTATTACGATCAAGAGCAAATTCATTTAAACCGCTACCAACAACTGGGGGAATATCAACATCACTAACGAAAGCTTGAGTATCAGATTTAACTGCACCAAAGTTACGAAAGTTAGCTAATGCTTGAGCATATTGCTGATAATCATTTAAAGGAGTTAGACCATCACCAAACGAACGATAGGTGTTAGTTAATGCTACTGTGGCAACATCAGATGCAACCTTAGTACCAATTTCATTAACTGCTTCACGAACGAATTCGTTAAGACGCTCATCAACATTAAAGATCAATTGTTGAGCTGTAAAGTCGTAAGCTACACTAGCAGCTTTATCTACAGATAAAGTCTGTAAGCGTTGCTCAACTGGTTGGAATGTAGCAACAAGAGAGTCACTGGCGACAAAGCGAGTAGGCAAGCTAAAAGTGATGGTATCACCTAAGTTTGCTGGATACTGTTTGTCGAAATCCTTAAACTTTTTATTTGCATAAAAAATAAAAGGGGATAAGTTATTTAATAAACCAAGCCCAGCGTCATTATACGTTTGGACCGCTACAAGTAAGTTACTAGCCATTAGAATACCTCTAATCAAAAGATTAAAAAGCTAACAATGGCTAATCGTGCGTCTACTATACAGTAAATTGCTGTTTGTAATCCGCAATCGAGACTTTGCCACCGCTAGGTCGAACATTAGAGGGTTGCCCTTGACGTAAAGGCTCGCGTGGCAAATCTTTCTGCAATGAGAGTTGGTTATTTTCAATAGATTTTGAAAGCTTTCGTATCTCGGCAGCTTGAAGCGAAGCGGGCAAACTTTTAAGAGCGCCAACTTTACTTAAATTACTACCTAAGTGATAAAGAACGTCCGCACTATTTGATACTGAGCTAGCTGCAATAGCTATTTCTGGTATCTCAGTGAGAACCTCGTCACTTACTACAGTATCGAAGTCTTCATATCTAGTCTTAGCATCAGCAAATTTATCTTGAAGCTCACCATAAATACGGTTTGCTTCTTGTAAACGGTAGGCATCAGATGCCTGCTGTTGATGCTGTTGAGCCAGTGTTTTAACTTGGTCCGCTACAAGGTTTCTAATCGACTCTTTATCAAGAACATTTGACTGCCCCTGATTGGGAGCAGCTTGCATGCCTTGATTGACATTATGCTGCCCAACATTCGATTGCTGGCCTTGTTGCTGTCCAAATTGAGAAACAGCAGCTTGATAACCTTTATCATAAGAGCTACGCTTATTATCAGATACAATGCGATTCACATCGGATTGAGCTAATAACTTTTCACTTTGAGTTGCCTCAGGTGCTTGCGCAACACTTTCCTCATTAACGCTCTCAGGAGCGATCACTTGAGTTTCTTCAGTCATTTCAAACCTCTTCTCTTTTGACTATTACCCCGTCACGGTAATGCCTTGTAACGTTCAAGTACGACTATTTACCTGTAGCCCAGTAAACAAACCCGATTAAATAAGTATCGGTAACTTTATAATCCTCTGGT